CTCCAGGTGGCCGCCCAGCTGAAGGGATTTCGGAAGGTCGCAAGAGAATCTTCTGAGACTCTTGTTTCCCCCAATATCCCAATGGGACTAGTGATCGGGAGTACGGGATAGTTGCCATAGGCGCCCGGTTGACACGCACTGGACGGGGAGGTAACGATGTGAAGTGTGCAATAGCTGCCTTACGGTAGTTCAGCACCTTGACATGGTCCAACCACTCCACAAACAATTGCTTGTGAATGCGGAGGTTCTCCTCAGCCTGTTTCCGGTCCCAGTCTAGTAGACCTGGATCGAAGGCAGAACGGATCGCGCGACCCAAGGCTTCACCCCGGATCTCTTGATCAGTTCCTTCAAGAATGGTCCACTCTCTTCCCCATAAAGATGATTCGTATTGAAACATCTTCATTTGGAATTCAGTGACCCGTTCCTCAGCCCGGGCTGCAAGGTCATAATAGACCCAGAATGCAGGAGATAAGATCAACAAGGGCACCCAGATTAGCCCTCCGAAGTTCGTCCGAAATAGTAGAACCTGTTTCCAAAAATTGGATACAAGTTCACTCTTAGACTCATCCTCTGACAAAGGTTGTTTCTGGGAGTCGGCGAGCAGTCGATATAGGATATCGACGAGCTCAGCCGTCTTATTCGCCACCAGGTGAGGGAACAACTTGATCCAGACAGCCTTGTATAAAGGCCCACTGGCAGTTGCCCACAATCCACCTGTCGGACCAAATACTGAGGAAAGGATCGGTTTCACTTGGCGATCCAACCACTTACGTGGACGGATCATCTTGAGAAACCGAACCATATCTGAAACAACGCGTGTAGGAAAGACGAAGTCACGATTCAGGGCATCCTGGATCAACGTCGACATCATACGGGGATTACGTAGAGCAGCAAGGATCAAACCAGGTGCCATAGGGGAAAGATCCCCTAGGCGTGGAGAAATCCATCTCTTGGCAAACTCGAGGCCTCCAGATTGCATCTCGAAAGATTTCGATATGTTAATGGGGACACCGAGTGAGCTCATGAGATCCAGGTATGACTTAGCCACAGCTTCATCCGCGATAATGATATCATCACCGAGGAGAGCATAATGACTGAACCATTCCGAGTAACCGCATCTGCGTGCAGCGATCTGCACAATTATGTGGTGCGAGAGAGCTAGCAAAGCCCATGAGGACAAAGCCCCCATAGGTTGACCAACGGTATAATGGAGAGGTTGACCTTTCAGATACCAGGGACGCCCCGTTAAAAGGGCAGCCCAATGTTCAGCCCACAAGATCCCAAAGGATCGAAGGACTTGAACCTGAAAAGCAACAGGGAGTCTATCCGTAGCGGCGCTCAGATCATAAGAGAAGACCTTAGCACCTGACGCTCGGACATACGATAAGAGGAGATGGACTGGGGCCAATTGATCAAAGGTCCCATCCTGAGGAATTGTCCGGAGAATGTTG